GTCCAGAGTCACGGCCGTCGTAGATATTTTCAAAGCGTTCAAACCCCATCTCTTGGGCCAACTCTCGACACTGTTGTTCTTGATGACGGTTGTGATCAAAGGGAATAAATCTCCACCAAGCCCGGCCACCGGCAGCAATAAACGCCTGTGCATTTTCAATAATTTTATGCCAATCTGTGTCTTGACGATACAAATGATGTGTGTCGGCCAGCCCATCTAGTGCAAATCCTACCACAATATTAGAGCGAGCCAGTTTAGCCCACCAAGACGGCGATCGAGCACTGCCATTGGTATTGATGCGTACAGGTACATTGTATTGAGATATGTAATCTACAATTTCTAAGGCATCTCGGGCCGACGCAAAATCTCCTAAATTGCCGTTGAACGAAATTCCTCGATAAACATGCAAAATAGGCTGAAACCCACCTTGCTTGGGCTCTGACTCAATAAGCTGCTGTAACAGGGCTGGCGTTACAATTTTTTTAAAATCACCAACGCTGAGTTCGCATACAGGGTACCCACTGTTATAGTCATAACCACGATAATTGCGCATACACATGGGACAACGAGCATTACATCTGGTAGTAAGTTCTACGTGTAAATGTCGTACTTCACTTAATCTTAGCATAGAGATATTTATAGACGTAGTTTTTGATAAATATAGAATGCAAAACCAAACAGTAATTGTTACCTGTGATGTAGACATTAGATACACCGGTGAGTACCCAGTGTATCGTCTCTACGTTGGCAACGAATTGTTCACTGAACGTACCTGGATTTGGACCGACAAGTTTTTACGAGAAAAAATTGTGTTAGAAGCTCCATACGGCTTGTATCCTATACAATACGAATTGCTGCCGCATCCTGACGCAGTGATTAAAATTAAAAATGCCACTGTGACAACCGGCCCGGGTAGGTTTAGAAAACATTTAGCACTGGAGATACACGATGAAAATTTGTGACATTATGGAAACTGTGTCTGCTGGTGCCACTGGCTCAGGTAGCGTAGCAGTAGTAAACTCTGCACTGGGGCCAACCCTGTCAAGATCAGGTAGCACCATGCTGAATGGTAAATATAGCACGGAGTCCACCCCCAATACTCCTGAAGAATTTAAAAGGTTAAAACACAATGCTCGCGGACGCTTTAAAAACTCTCCTGGCAACTGAATACGCATTCGTAATCAAAGCCCAGCTATTTCATTGGAACGTGGAGGGTCCTGACTTTGCTCAGTTACATGAATTCTTTGGCAACATCTACGAAGAAGTTTATGATAACAGCATAGATCAAACCGCAGAGTTTATCCGCATTTTAGATGATTACACACCGGGCAGCTTTGAACGGTTTTCTGAGTTGTCTGTTATTTCAGGGCAGACAAAAATTCCACGTGCCCGACTCATGATTGAAGAGTTGTATGCCAACAACCAGCAAATGATAGAACTACTAAACAGCACCTTCCAAGCTGCTGAATCAGAAAATCAGCAAGGCATCATGGATTTCTTGGCTGCACGTATTGATGCTCATGGCAAGCACAACTGGATGTTGAGAAGTTTCTTGAAAGACAATCGAGCATGAGTAGTCACGACATAAGAGATATTTTAAGCAGACTGTCTGCTGTGGAAGAAGGTAAACTGAGCCCAGTGTCGGTCAAAAAAGGCTTGACCCCCCAACAGGACCGTGTACCACAGTTACCAGCACTGTTTAAGCCTAAGGAAATATCTGTGCTGGGTACCGACAAAGACCCTGAACATCCCATGAAAGGTTATGCAGTGGGTGCCAGTGAAAGCAAGCTGGCTGAGGCCATGGCAGAAATTGAAGAAGACATGGTCAGCAAGGTTCGCAAAGATCTCACGCACTATTTAGACCAACTTACACAAAGAACGCACGACGACGGCCAACGTGACAAGGACGCTACCCCTGAGCTGGATCAACTCAGCAAAAAACAGCGTCAGTACCGAGACATGATTGAAAAAGCAGTAGACGCTATTGATGCTGCTGAAGCTGTAGAAGAAGATGATGATGGGATCAATGCTGTTAACAAGGCAATAACCATAGGCAACACAATTGGAAACGAGTTTGGGCGCATGATTGGACAGTCTCCTACTGTCGCTCCTACTATATCAGAAGACGATTACGAACTCACTGAACCAGAAACTGATCACGCCATACAAGACAAAGTAGATGCTGATCTAGGACAACCTCAACAGCCCACCAAAGTCATGGAAGTAGAACCCGGTTGTGTGTTTGAAGTACATCAAGTGGGCGCAGATCACTTTGAAATCCGGCGTGGAGATCGTGCGCTCAAGAGCCGATTTAAGTCAGCTGATGATGCAAACATTGCATTGCAATTGTTTCAAGCACATCGCCAACAACAACAAAAATACAGCAACGCTGATTATATAGAGGAACGTTGAAATGAGAGTTAATGAATTATTTGAAGTCAGTGCCAATCCTGACTACCTACGTGCAGCAGAGCGTAGCCTCAGCCAAGCACGGGCCACACAAAGAACTTTTGGCAAGAGCCCAGAAGAAAAAGCCGCTGCTCGCCGCACAGAACTCAAACGTGAAAAAGGCATGCAGGGCTACGGCCGGCGCCATCGTGCAGCAAACCCTGAAATGTATCCCAAGGTTACTGCACAACCTGCTGCCAAACTGCGTGACCCTAGCTCAGAGTACAGTGATGACTACAGTACCTGGGCAGCGGGTCGTAGAGACACCATGGAGCAAGGTGTGGCAGAAGGACAATTAGATGAACTACTTGATCCAAGCTCTGTAACAGCAAAAGCATTACGCTATATTGGTCGTAAATTTGCTCAAGCATTTCCTTGGTTAGCAGTAGGTGGGGTAGGTGCAGGATTGGCTGCATCGGGACTAATGGCTCCTATTGTGGCTTCAATGGGAGGCGTAACTAGTGCGATTGCAGCATTAAGTGGTGAAGCAATGGCATACGCCGGAGCGACTGCTGTTATAGGGACTCCAACATTAATACAATCAATCAAAAGTTTATTTGCGGCTGACGAAGATAGCATTCAAGCAGGAATTAAAAAGTGGGTAGAAAAACATGTAGGCGACGAGAATGATGTCGCAGAATTTGTATTGGTGCATTCTAAAGCCGCGTATTTAGGTCAACCTGGTTTCCGTTGGAGAGCTAAAGAATGGCCTGTTAAATTGACTAGAAATCAAGCCGAAGCACATTTAGAAAAGAATGATAAGTTTTGGTTAGATGGAGAAAAAGCAAAACAAGATGTTAACACAACTACTCCAAACTCTGGATCAGGTCAGACCAAGCCAGTCGATGAAGCTATGGGCGGCGGTGTTGACGCAAAAGGTCGGACACAAGCTCAATGGGTTGATTTGGTTATGAAACAATTCCCTGATGCGAGAACTTCATACGAAAGAAGTGGTAGAAGAGCACTTGCTCAACTGGCGGACGGTAGACGACTTATCTGGAAACCAATCACCCCAGACGCTTTCGAAAGACCAAAGCCTACGATGTCAGAAGGCGCATATAATCCTTACGGGTACGAAGTAGGGCAAACTGTAAAACTTGACAATGGTCAACAAGGTCGTGTCATTGATATTTTTGATGACAGCATTGAAGTATTATTAGTTGGTGGCCGAACAGTAACAGTAGACTTCCGTGATGCACAGGTAATTGGCGAACAAGGTGTGGCGGAAGCAACAGGTGATGTAAAATTTGATAAAATGATTAAGGGTATCACTGGTAAAAAAGAAGTAGCTAAACAACAAAAAATAGATACTAAGCAACAGGCACGTGATGCGTTTGGTGGTATGTTTGGTGGAGGTAATCCTGTTGATAAACTTAGCATTAGAAAGAAAGGTATGGCGGAAGGCCGAACCAAATAAAGAACACCCTTAGGACCGGTACTTGTTACCGCGGTGTGGGCGGCTGCTGCCCAGGAATTGAACGATTCGCTACCAAGTAAATTCCTAAAACGAGCATATACATCCCGCAGCGGCTTGACCAAGGCCGCTGTTTTCATTTATACTAGTACTTTACAACAGGAGGTCCTATGTCGGACAAAACTTTTAACGGCGATCAAAAAATCAAACTGATAACTATTATCAATGAAGGCATGGCTGTCATGCACGAAATTGAAACACTGCAAGGTGGCCTCAATGACACCATCAAAGCTGTGGCCGAAGAACTGGAAGTCAAGCCAGCTATTCTCAAGAAGGCAATCAAACTTGCACACAAAGCTGAATTTGGCAAAGAGAAACAAGACCACGAAACTCTAGAAACTATTCTTGAAGCAGTTGGTAAAACTCTATAAGTACGACCGTACCGAGTCGCTCACGTTACGAGCATGTATCACGGCTTACCGGCCACAAATGGAGTTAAATGAGTTATATTGATGCCTTATTTGATCGTGAGCACGATCGCATTCATGTTGTCGAACGCCGCAATGATGTTCGACACTATCAAGAGTATCCAGCCAACTACATCTTCTACTACAACGACCCCAGGGGCAAGTTTCGTTCAATCTACGGCAACTCTGTGTCCAGGTTCAGTACCAGAAACAACAAAGAGTTCCGTAAAGAAATCCGCATGCAAAGCGGCAAGCAACTGTACGAATCAGATATCAATCCTATCTTTAGATGTTTGGAAGAAAACTACAAAGATCTTGATGCCCCTACACTGCACACAGCCATATTCGACATCGAAGTGGCATTTGATAAAGAGCGAGGATTCTCTCCGGTAGCAGATCCATTCAATCCTATCACAGCAATTTCAGTTTACTTAGACTGGTTAGACCAGCTGGTTACCCTGGTAATTCCGCCTCAACACATGAGTTTAGAAACTGCACAAGAGATTGCATCAGAATTTGAAAACACCATTGTGTTTACAGACGAAGGTGAGATGATCAAAACATTTCTAGATCTTATTGAAGACGCAGATGTGCTCACCGGCTGGAACTCAGAGGGCTATGACATTCCCTATACCATAAATCGCTGCACTCGAGTGCTCAGCAAGGATGATACTCGACGGTTTTGTTTGTGGGGGCAACTGCCTAAAAAACGTATGTTTGAGCGATTCGGCGCAGAGAACGAAACATATGATTTAGTTGGTCGAGTGCACATGGACTATATGCAACTGTATCGCAAATACACCTACGAAGAACGGCACAGCTACAGTCTAGATTCAATTCTTGAATATGAAGGTCTTGATGGCAAAACCAAGTTCGAAGGCACACTGGATCAACTGTACAATCAAAACTTCAAGACATTTATTCAATACAACCGACAAGACGTCAACGGTATTGCACAAATGGACAAGAAACTGCGCTTTTTGGATCTGGCCAATGAACTGGCACATGCCAACACTGTGTTGTTGCAGACCACTATGGGTGCAGTGGCAGTAACGGAACAGGCCATTATCAACGAAGCACACGAACGTGGCATGGTTGTGCCCAACCGTAAACAGCAGCTCACAGACGAAGACACACAAGCCGCAGGTGCGTATGTTGCTTATCCTAAAAAAGGCTTGCACGAGTGGATTGGATCAGTTGACCTTAACAGTCTATACCCGTCGGCTATCCGTGCGTTGAACATGGGACCAGAAACCATTGTGGGACAACTGCGTCAAACAATGACCAACCAGCTGATCAAATCCAACATTGCCAAAGGCCAGAGCTTTGCTGCTGCCTGGGAAGGGTTGTTTGCCTGCTTGGAATACACTGCTGTGATGGAGCAAAATCGCGGCACTGAGATTACCATTGACTGGGAAAATGGCGAAGAAACTCTGCACTCGGCCTCTGAAGTTTGGCACATGATTTTTGATTCAAATCAGCCCTGGATCCTTACAGCCAATGGTACCATACTCACATACGAGAAAAAAGGTATTATTCCCGGATTGTTGGAGCGGTGGTATCGTGAACGACAAGAGCTACAAGCCAAGAAGAAGGAAGCTAAAGATTCCAAAGAAATTGCATTCTGGGACAAACGACAACTGGTTAAAAAGATTAACCTCAACAGTCTATACGGGGCTATTCTTAACCCAGGCTGTAGATTCTTTGACAAGCGTATCGGCCAGTCAACAACCCTAACTGGTAGAAGTATTGCTCGACACATGGATGCTCATCTCAATGAACTCATCACAGGTGAATATGACCACATTGGAAAAGCTGTCATTTATGGAGATACAGACTCTTGTTATTTCTCCGCTTGGCCTGTACTCAAGAAGGAAGTCGAAGAAGGCAGGATGGCATGGTCAAAAGAAACTTGTATTCAACTGTATGACAGTCTTGCTGAACAAGTTAACTCTAGTTTCCCGGGATTCATGGAGCAGTCATTTCATTGTCCTCGAGACATGGGCTCACTGATCAAGTGCGGACGTGAAACTGTGGCAGACCGTGGCCTGTTTATCACCAAGAAACGCTATGCTGTCAACGCTATCGATATCGAAGGCAAGAGACTGGACGTGGAAGGCAAGAACGGTAAAACCAAAGCCACAGGCTTGGATTTGAAGCGTTCAGACACACCTAAAGTTATTCAGGACTTCTTGTTAGAAATTCTAAATAAACTACTTGCTGGTGCAGGCAAAGATGAGATTGTAGAACGTATTCGCGAGTTCAAATATGAATTCAAAGAACGCCCTGGTTGGGAAAAAGGTTCGCCCAAGCGTGTTAACAACTTGACCAAGTATGCAGCAGAAGAAGCACGACTGGGCAAAGCCAATATGCCAGGGCATGTGCGAGCCGCCATTAACTGGAACAACATGCGCAAGATGAACGGAGACAACTATTCAATGGCAATCGTTGACGGGATGAAAACAATTGTGTGTAAGCTCAGGTCAAATGCGCTGGGCTGGACCAGCATTGGTTATCCCACTGATGAGCAACGCCTGCCTGCATGGTTTATTGAACTGCCGTTTGATGACAGTCTTATGGAAGCCACCGTGGTAGACGGTAAGGTAGATAACTTACTGGGGGTGTTGGATTGGGATCTAGGAGCCTCTACCAACACTGAAAATACATTTACATCGTTGTTTAGTTTTGAATGAACAAGCTTAGTGAAATTGTAAGATATTTAAATTTGCTGGATAGCCCAGAGCTAGATCCAGACATCACTGCGGCTATCAAACACCTTTACGGTGTTGTACATGCAGTGGCCAATAATCGTGTGCAGATGGGCCAGGTTACTGAAACCATGGCTCAAGATGTTGTGGATATTGAAAGCTACTACAATAAATTTTTAGCCACAGTCAATGGACTGCGTGACAATCTGTTGACCATGGTAGCAGATCGACAGCCAGCCATGTATGAAGAGAGTCAAAGACTGTATGAGCAGGAAATGATTTTTGAAACTGCAGAGTGGATTTTAAATCGTAAATTTCAATCCACTCCCGATGAGTTGAATGAACTACATACCAGGATTCGCAACTACGGAGATTGGAGACTGCCTGGATTGATTATCAGACCCGGACTAGAAACGTTTGTGGAAGAAATGGTGCCACTGGATCCACTGTACATTGTGGATACCATGCAGAATCTTGTGGAGCCTTGTGTGAACAAATTCAATCTTGAATATCGCCGCCGACTCAGAGTTTATATTGTTAATGACTATCAAGATCCGCAGCCGCTGCATCAATTACCCAACAATCAGTTTGGGTTTATCTATGCCTACAACTTCTTGAACTACAAGCCAGTTAGCGTGATTGAAAGGTATCTAAAAGAGTTTGCAACCAAACTTAGACCCGGTGGGCATGCTGTGTTTACCTATAACGACTGTGACCGAGCACAAGGTGTGGGCCTGGCTGAATCTGGTTTTATGTGTTACACCCCAGGCGCGGTCATCCGAGACCTAGTAGCTCGTGCAGGATTGGAATTAGAAGAAAATCGGCTAGCTGAGTATGATCTATCATGGATGGACGTCAAGAAGCCAGGTGACATTACCAGCTATCGCGGTGCTCAAACTCTAGCACAAATCATACCTAAATAGTTGCATTTTCTAAATACAACTAGTATACTAACACACAGGAGAAAACATGAAAGACTATCTTTTAGATTTAGTAGAACACACTTTTGATCTTGGCTGCATTGATGTAGTTAAGATTGTAGGCACTGATGCCGAAACTCAAATTGTTGGCCTAGCCGATGATCAAAGTGTTGTGATTCTTGGCAATTATCAAAACCCAGTGGCCGATTTTATTGGCACATTTGGCATGCCTAATTTGAGCAAGCTTAAAACACTGTTAAACTTGCAAGAATACAAAGAAAATGCCAAACTCACAATCAGCCGCAAGGCAGATGGATCGCCCGATGGCATCAACTTTGAAAACGCTGTGGGCGACTTCAAGAACAACTATCGCTTTATGAGCGCAGAGGTTGTGAAAGAAAAACTCAAGACTCCAAAGTTTGCTGGAGCTAACTGGCACATTACATTTGAACCCACCAATGCTGCTATTCAGCGACTGAAGTGGCAAATGGCTGCCAACGTAGAAGAACCTAACTTTACTGCTCGCACTGACAACGGCGATCTCAAATTCAGCTTTGGTGATCACTCTAGTCACTCAGGAAACTTTGTGTTTCATTCTGGCATCAGTGGTAATCTTAAACGTGCCTGGGCCTGGCCTTCTGCACAGTTTGCTAGCATCCTGAGTCTCACTGGTGACAAAACTATACAGATCAGCGATGACGGTGCTGCACAAATCACTGTAGATTCAGGCATGGCAGTTTACAACTATATTTTGCCAGCACAATCTAAATAATGATCGAAACACACAAAAGAACAGTGATGCGAATGATTACATATCGCATCACTGCTTGGTTGTTTACTATCTTGTGGACATACTTGTTCACAGGAGACTTGGGTAGTGCCACTGGTTTTGCCACTGCACTACATATTCTTTTAAGCATTGACTATTACATACATGAACGAATCTGGCTCAGAATCAAATGGGGTAGAATTGACCCAAGATAACCTCACAGCCAAGCAGAATGACTATGCTGTGTTCTTGCCGGCTATTTCTGGTTTCTATGCTACGTTTGTAGGCAAGCAAAGGAACGAACCCTATGTTGATCCAGCTAGATTTCCTCAAGGTCTTACAGATATGGAACAGCTTAATTGGCTCAACTCCGCCAAGGGCTTATTTCCCTACAAGTGGAGCCTATATTCAGGAGGACATGCTAATCTCGATCTTGCAAAACAGGACTGGTCAGAAGACATGGTGCGGTCTCGAGAGCCTGGAACGTTTATGCTGGGTGACTCGGGCGGGTTCCAGATTGCAAAGGGCCTGTGGGAAGGCGATTGGAAAGCCAACTCAGGCTGTGCCAAGGCTCAAAAGAAAAGATCACTTATTTTAAACTGGCTAGACAACATTGCTGACTATGGCATGATCCTTGATATTCCGACTTGGGTTATTCATGACAAGAAAGCCAGCAAAGCCTGCGGTATTTCAACGTTGGAAGAAGCTGTGGCAGCTACCAAGTTCAATAACGAATACTTCATGACCAACCGCAAAGGTAAGAACAACGGTGGTGCCAAGTATCTAAACGTGCTGCAAGGTGACAATCATACGTCAGCTGAAGCATGGTATCAAGAGATGAAAGAATTTTGCGATCCTGCAGTCTATCCTGACACACATTTTGACGGATGGGCCATGGGCGGACAAAACATGTGTGATGTACACCTGGTGCTAAAACGCCTTGTGGCATTGCGCTATGATAACTTGCTGCAAGAAGGTGTTCATGATTGGATGCACTTCTTGGGAACCAGCAAGCTAGAGTGGGCAGTTCTCTTAACTGTTATTCAACGTGCTGTAAGGAAATATGTCAACCCGAACTTTACCATCTCTTTTGACTGCGCATCCCCATTCCTCGCCACCGCCAATGGCCAGGTCTACTTTGAAAACATCTTCCCACAGGACGGAAAATGGTCATATCGCATGGCTCCTTCAGCCGACGATAAAAAATATGCAGCAGACACACGAAAATGGTCCACAGGTGTAGTAGCCGATGGTATCTATCCGCGCTGGGAAGATAGTCCAATAAGCAACTTGTTGACAATGAAGGACATCTGTATATACAAACCGGGGGTTGCAAAGCCTGGTATCACACTTACACCAGAAAACTTTCAAGATCCACAATCCTATGATGTACAGCCAGATCTAAACAAGAATGGTAAATGGGGCAAGACGTCCTGGGACAGTTTCTCATATGCTTTGCTTATGGGTCATAATGTTTGGATGCACTTGACCGCAGTACAAGAAGCCAACAGACGTTTTGATGCAGGAGAACATCCTGCAATGATGCAACGTGACGGCGGCGATTATGCCTATTTCGAAGATATTGTAGAAGCTATTTTTGCCGCACCGGATAGACAAACAGCCGAAGATGTTATAGAATTGTACTCAAGCTACTGGATGCAGATTGTAGGCACACGTGGGTTCAAAGGAAAGAAAACCATGAATGCTCGCACACAGTTCAATGCCTTGTTTACATTTAACGAGTCCCAAGACACTGACCCTGATGACTTGGACATCAATCAACTTAACGCATTAGAGGATTCGCAATGAATCGCCAAGGACACGAAAGCGCAGACTTTTTCACAGGTACTGAGGTAGAACACAGCCCGGCCCACGAGCGGAAAACACTATTTGTTATAGGGTTACAACCCGTAGAACAGATCATGTGGCAGATTGGCGAGGTTAATCAAAAGTCTCGCAATCCTATCACACATGTTTACTTTGGTGCTAACCAAAGTTTCCCCAATCCTGAAGTCAACGACGCAGACACATGGCTAGTTTGGGAAACCATGATTCAAGCTGTGTTGGATCAAGGCTACTGGTGCACACTGGATTTAGATGTCAAGGCCGTGGAAGGCCTTTGTGAAGGCAGTTTGGTTGACCATGCCTTGTTTATTCCTATGATTAGTGTTAAAATACCATATACCAAACTGTTGGGATATAATGCTACTGTAAAAATTGACGACAAAGACTTCCACGCAACCAATCCCGGTGTGTGGTGCCATAGCTTACATGATTTAATGAACCGAGACCAGTTTACAAGCTGGGATCAATACACCAAAGACGAGATTGTAAAATGAATCAAGAACAACGTAGTACCATAGAAAGAATCCAGCAAAATGCTGAACGAAAAATTTGGGTCACGTTCCGCAAAGAAGGGATTCACAAATATCCCGCGGCAGCAACAGACCCTTCATTAGCAACAGGAGATGAATATGATGTTTCGTTTTTGGCCAGTCCTCATCGCCATATTTTTCATTTCAGGGTTTGGATTGACGTATTCCACAACGACCGAGATGTGGAATTTATACAATTCAAGCGATGGCTTGAAAAACTGTATTCTAGCAACCAAGGTGTATTGTCGCTAGATTACAAAAGTTGTGAAATGATTTCCGACGATCTGTATCTACAGATTGCAACAAAGTATCCAGATCGTGCAGTCTGGATTGAGGTAGCCGAAGATGGTGAGAACGGCGCCCTCATTAAATATGAACTTTCTCTCCCTAACCTTTCAGTAAAAATCTAAAATGGCTAAACCTATCATTCGTCACAATCCTCGTGTTGTTGAAATTTTTGACGAGCTAGAGAAATATCTCGGCTTTTGTCAGGACTATGGCTATCGTTTCAACGAAGCCGACTTGCATAACTTCAAGAGCTATGCATGGCAACAGTATTCTAAGTTTTCTCAAAACAAGAATGCTAAAAATATGTGGGACGAAGACACTCGTCGCCTTGCCGCAAGGTATTGATTATGGACTACTAAACAGATGAGAAAACTATACTACATGGGCTTGGAAAGTTACGAAGCCCGCTACACACTACAACTAACAGAGTGGAACCGGCGTGTGTTCGATCGTCGAGGACTAGATGTTGTTTATGTTCCTGGCACACCTATTGATAACACACAGGCTATCAGTGTAGGTCAAGTGTTGGACGCACACGGACGCAGTTACTTTGCTATGAGCCAGATGATGAACTTGGTTCAGCTCATGAAGAACGGCGACGTTGGGGGCGATGATGTGATCTACTTTGAAGACATGTTTCAACCGGGCTTTGAAAGTCTTGGCTACATCATGAACCAGATTCCCCGAGAACAATGTCCTAAAATTTACGTGCGGTGCTTGGCACAAGCAATTGATCCAGATGACTTTGTGCATGTTTGGGGTATGGCTCGATGGATGAACTTGTATGAACAAATGGTCAATGAAATGGTGGCTTTCTCGGGGGGTGCAGTATTGGCAACCAATGAAGAGATGGTCGCGCACATGCGCATTGCTGGATGGACTGCTCCAATCTACAACATTTCCGGCCTTGCATTTGGAAAAACAGAAGTACTGGAACGGATCGGTGGTGTGGGGAACATCAAACAGTTTGATCAGCGTCCCCGGAGGGTGGGTTTCGCAGCTCGCTTTGACCAAGAAAAGCAACCTGGCTTCTTTATGGACCTTATTGAAATGTATGGTAAGCTCACCAGCGAACCTTGTGAGTTTGCAATATACAGTGGCGGACCTTTGCGATCCAACAATCCAGAATATATTGAACGTGCCCGCCGTATGGAGGCAGAAGGCAAGCTCCGGATCTATGACAACATAAGCAAGAACGAGTACTATGATCACCTTAATAATACTCGTGTGCTGTTTAATTGTGCTTTACAAGATTGGGTATCCAACACTGTATCCGAAGCAGACACGCTTGGTTGCAACGTATTGTATCCTGCTTATCGTAGTTTCCCTGAAACTTTTGCCAATGATCCTAACCGACTCTACGTTCCTTGGAGCATAGATGACGCCTATCATAAGATACAAAATTTATTGCGAGAACCGCATCACAACATGGGTCTCATCTCGGATTGGAACAACGCCACTATTGACCGTATTGTTGATATTATTACTGGTCGAGGTGAGCAATGGAATCGGGCGGGCAATCGCTATCGTGACCACGCTGCTCACGAAAAATATCAAGTTGTAAAGATCGAAGAATGAAAATTGTAGTCACAGGATCTGCTGGTTACATTGGGGGGCAAATTGCTCTCCAATTACGAGATGCAGGACATAATGTTATAGGCATTGATCGTGTTGAACCTCCCGAACATTTGCGTAGGGTAGTTGATTTGTTTTTTCTACAAGATTTTGCCAGTGATGTAGCACTAAGTCGGATTGTACAGCAACAGCCTGATGCAATTATTCATTGCGCCGGCACAAGTTTGGTAGGGCCTAGTCTAGCCAGCCCGGCTGAGTATTTCAACAACAACGTGGTCAAAACCATCAAGTTGTTAGATACTGTTCGCACAGAATTGCCCAACACTAGATTTATTTTTTCAAGTTCTGCAGCTACCTATGGTGAACCAATCATGACACCATGTCACGAAGTTGATCCTTGCGAGCCCATTAGTCCTTATGGCGACAGTAAACTTATGATTGAACGTGTGTTGACTGCTTATCATCAGGCATACAATCTAGAGTATGTGGCATTTAGATATTTCAATGCCTGCGGCGCTGACACACAAGCACGACATGGCCAAGCGTCTGGTGCCACGCACATCATTGCACGAGTGCTGGAAAGCCTAAGGGATAATCAGGAGTTTACACTGTATGGCAATGACTATCCTACTGCTGATGGTACTTGCATCAGGGATTATGTGCATGTGGATGATATTGCTCGAGCACATGCTTTGGCCTTGTCTTCGGACGTTCCTGCAGGCATCTACAATCTAGCATCAAATACTGGAACCAGCAACAAAGAAATTATTGCGGCGGCCGAACGTATCACAGGAAAAACCCTAAAGGTTGTAGATAACACAGCTCGCGCTGGAGACCCGCCTGTGTTAACTGCCAGTGCAGATAAGTTTGCTAGAGTAGCTGTATGGAAACAATACACTCTTGATGATATGATTCAACATGCATGGAATTGGTATGTTCGACAAGATTCTAAAATTTGAACAAGAGCTAGCTGAGTTCACAGGTGCGCCGTATGCAATCATGACTGATTGCTGCACCCATGCCATTGAGCTTTGCTTGCGGTACGATCGTGTGCGAGAAGTTGTAATGACTCCGTACACTTATTTGAGCATTCCAATGACCATGCACAAGTTGGGAATAAAGTACTATTACCGAGAAGAAGAATGGACTGGCGAATATCAGTTTCATGGTACACGTATTTGGGATAGCGCACGTAGACTAGAATCCAACATGTATCGAGCAGGACAGATGCAGTGCTTGAGTTTTGGGCATACAAAGCCTTTACATATAGGTCGTGGTGGTGCTATACTACTAGATAACGAGCAGTCATATCAGCGACTAATTCGTATGCGGTATGATGGTCGCGATCTAAATATATCGCCCTGGGTAGAACAAAAAGAATTTGAGATTGGATATCACTACAAACCCACCCCCGAAGAAGCTGTGCAAGGACTTGCACTCTTACAGGGGTTGCGTGAGTTTTGCGCTCCCCCAAAAGCAGTTGCATACCCAGACCTAAGAACTATCACTATCAAGGACTAACATGACAGACAACAGTTTAAACCTATCACAAGTAATTCGCAAACGTCTCAAGGACGCAGACAAACGTTACTGGGCAGGTGACAATATCAGTGAGTTTATCACTGACAAAGAGAAAGACATGCTGGTCGACGAACTCACAGGTAAGTTTGAGGGTGTGCTTGACAGCTTGATCATTGACCGCTACACTGATCCAAACTCAATGGGTACTGCACGCCGGTTGGCAAAAATGTATGTGTATGAAATCATGGCTGGCAGGTACGAGGAGAGCCCTAATGCTACGGCGTTTCCAAATGATACAGACGGGAAATACGAGGGCATGCTTGTGGTACGAAGCGAGCTTAAAAGTATGTGCTCGCATCACCACCAACCTGTTACGGGTGTGGCTTATATTGGAATCATTGCTGGCCCCAAACTCATTGGTCTATCCAAGTACACCCGCATTGCACAATGGTGCGCCCGACGTGGCACTCTCCAAGAAGAGCTATGTATGGATATTGCTCGCGAAATTATGGAAGCCACAAACAGTAAGGATGTAGCCGTTTATATCGAAGCGGAGCATGGTTGCTGCACCAATCGAGGCATTATGGCTCATAGTTCGTTGACGCAGACTACTGTGTTAGAAGGTGCATTTAGAACTGATGCAAGCACCAAGAAAGAGTTCTTTGACAATATTAAGTTGCAGTCAAGAAATGGTAAGTAAATCGTTTCTTAAGTAAATATGGTGTAGTGTTAAAGTGTAAAGAAGGAATTCTTTGACAACATCAAACTACAACAAGAGTTTGCACCACGATAATAATATAACTAGATGACTGACTTAGAACAAGCACAACAAGCTGGCATTGCGCCCTGGGATGATCTTGCGTGGGAAGACTATCATGTGACAGTGTATCGAGATAGGTATCCAGTGACAAAGGGACATTTGCTGTTTGTCCCCAAATACAACACAATTGGTGTTATCTCAGATGCTATGCAATCAGCATTAGCTGAAGGTGACAATCTTGTGGCTGCCGGGGAGTGCGATGGATTTAACGTGGGAATAAATATGGGAACCGCTGCTGGCCAAACAGTGATGTACCCTCATGTACATTTGATTCCACGACGAATCGGCGATTGTGCAGACCCCACAGGCGGAGTCAGAGGCGTAATCGTTGGACAGCAAAATTATCATAGCGCGGGCTACAAAAAACCATAATATGTTTGTTGGATTGCTGCAAGACTTACCTCATAATACATTTGTCCCATTGGCCCAAACTGAATACCACACAGGTATAGTTGCTGCCGAATCGGGCGTTTGTCAAATGACCAATGTATGCCCGCATCAGAATTCTCTAATAACTTGCGCACCCACACAACAACTAACATGCCCGTATCATGGGCTGAGCTACACACTGCAAGGACAAGGCATAAAACACAACTATGCTTTAGAAAAATCCCCAGTTTACGTCCATAACAATTTGATGTCTACATCAGACGTAGCACAGTATTGGCCAGTTGATCTTCGGCACATGGTTCTACAAGAACAAAGAGTAGATGTAGTTGAATCCACCACTGATATTATCATGGATGTGTTTCTTGACATTGATCACATTCCACATGCGCACAACGGCGTCTATGATCAAATTGATGTTCACGACGTCTCTGGCATTCAAACACAGCTATACCCTAATGCTTCGTTGCAGTTAGTACCAGGTGTCACAAAATTTACTATTACTGATGATCAGCAAGTTGGCGCAGGTGCTGTGTGGCTGGCTATGTATCCGGGAACTATGATAGAATGGCAACCAGGCGCACTGTTTGTCACTGTGGCTCGTACCAACAAACAAGGCTCTTGCGATGTTCATGTATTTAAATATCGAGATGTCAGGTATCCTGTGTCGACCTGGCACATCAACAAATCA